GTGCCGACTATTAAAAAGCCATTATTGCGCACTCATGTATCTCATACATTTCACAGTCTAAACGAGCATTAAGCTGTTTGCAGTGTGCGTTAGCCTCACGCTTTGTAGAGTAATGATCTTTAATGCCAATATCTTTTTTAAGTTCGCGCAATGATTTACTGTGAGCCTTTCTAGCTTCAACACTGGCAAACTTGCGCCTCTTATATTCATCCTTTGTACTCACTGTATAAAAATTGCCATTTTCAGATTGTGTGTTTTTTGGTAATAACATAATTAAGCCTCTTATCAGCCCTGCGTTATTGCGGGTGTATGCGTATTATACCAAATGGCATTTGCTCAACTTTGCAAAAGTTAGGTTTTAGGTAGGAAAAACAGGCTACAGGCTAGAGGGCATAGGGGGTTAGAAAAAGCTTGACACCTATTTTTATAGGCTTTGCTTAAATAAAATAGGTGGTACTTCAAAGTACCGCCCTAGCCTAGCACAAAGCAAAAACAATGCAAGTGGACGCTAGTTCTAGCGCCCGTTTGCAGAATTTTCAAAGTGTGCTACGCATAGCGTTTAGGGTTAGCTGCCTTCATTAATCGGTGCATTTTTTCCTGTGCGCGCTTATCACCAGCATGATAAGGGTGTTTGGGGTTATTCATTATATCTTCCATCTGATCTTGAGCCTCATCAGGGGTGATCTGCCCAGAATTAAGATTGTCTTGCGAGGTGGCGTTAGGTGACTCAGCAATCTTACTAGCTAAATTACTCAACCAAAGCATAGTGTCAGCGTCAGCCGTTCGAGAATCAAGCTTAGCAATAAGGCTTTCTGGTGCGCCCCCGCTTTTAGCAAAGTCTACCGCTTGTTGATATTTAGCCTCAGCAGCTAAACCCCATTGGCTTTGCAGCTTAGCGTCTGACTCCTTCTGGGCTTTAGTGGCTTCGCTATTTGCTGTATAAGCGTCTGAGCCGATAGATTCAGCCAAAGCTTTATATTGCGCGCGCGTAAGGCCTGCTTTAAGCGCCAAACTTTTAATAGCGGCTTGCTGCCCCTCAGCAAACTCAATGGTTTCACCTTCAATATCAGCATAAGCGCTTGCCTCAGCAGGCATACCCAAGTTATCGCTGACACGTTTCCAAAACTGCTCAGTGCTGGTAGAGTCTCGCGCCATGCCTAAAGCCTGAATATCCTCAGGTAAGCTTTGAACAAAAGTCTCGTAATTGTTGTTATCTTCACTCATCGTCTGCTATCTCCGCATTAGTACAGTTAATAAAATGTGTTACGATTTCTTGAACGGCAATTCTCGCTATTAATTCGTTTGTATCACCCGTTAATTGCTTTGACCAAATGTACTGGTGCGCTAATTGCGTCAGTAATTTTTGCCCCGCCTCAGTGGTAAACACCTGTTTAATTAACCGCTGCTCTTGCTTGACTGCCTCTTTTGCATCCATTATTCAACGCCTCCCATTGCGTCCATACCTTGCCCCATAGCTTGCATTGCTTCGCCTTGAGCTTGTTGTTTAGCGATTTCTTCTCGCTCTTTCCGTTCAGCCGCTACAGCATCTTTAGGCTTAATAAGTCTTGCGCTAACGCCTAGCATTTTAGCCAGCGTTTTAGCTATCTCGTCAAAGTCTGGTATATCCATCACATCAGGATAAACCTCAGACATACCTCCTAATGTCATAACCCAGCGCTCAATAGCTTGCGCGTTTGATGAATCTAAGGTCTTAGCCATTGGTGAGGTGTATTCGATTTCAGTTTCAGAGCCAGATTCAACAACAGACTGAGGCGCTTCGGGCAACATGCCAGAGCGCCATAGTATGCGGAATGTACGTTGAATGATTGGGTCTAGCATATCAACCTGTAAGCGCCCCAGTGTTGGGCTTATTAATGCCTCTAACTGCTGCATTCTTACGCTAATTTCCGTTGCTGTAGCTGGTGTCCCTTCCATTGGTGGTAAAATGAGCTGCGGAATGAAAAAGTAAGAGTTAATGTTATTTCTCAGCCTGTCCATTTCTTGATACGTTACATCAAATCTCGCTTTGGACTCGAAGGTAGTAAGCTCTTTAATGTCACGAACGACTGTCAAACCTCCTGCGTTTAAATCCAAGTCAGAGATTAAGCCCCTATTAGTGGTTAGCGTGGGCGGGTCTAGCGCTTTTTCAACGGCTTTAAGATTAAGCTCAATGGTGCGGTTTAAAGTAAGGGTGTCTGATAGCGCAATCATGGCTGGACTATTACCCCAAATGCTAGAGCTAGTTGAGCGCCAGCGAGGTACGAAAGCAGGCATTTCATAATAACCGCCCTCGTCACCTATGGTCATGGCAGAGTCGAGCATCACATACTTAAAACCATAGGGGCGCTTTTCGCTGCTGGTATTGCTCGAATTTTCGTCAGCCTTAATGCCATTTCTACGGTAAATGCAGTAGATAATATCGAATTTTTTATTAGGGTCTTGTTCTCTTTCAGCTATTTGCTTTGAAATATACTCAGGTATTGACTGACCTTCAAAAAACTGCTCAATTTCAAGCAGCGTCCATTCTAAATGTCTGTAAAATATCCCAACGTCCCCCTTATGATCAGTCTCAAAAAAGCATTCTTTGATCGGTACTGATTTAAAGTTAAGGCCTTTAAATTCGCCCTCGTCCATATCCTGATCTTCTAGGATTATACTTGTGCCAAAGCAGACTAAATCCTGATATGTCTCGCTAATTTGCACATTGAAATTAGAGTCCTGTAAGGCCTCCCAGCATATCTTGCTGCAATCCTCCAGCCACTCTAGCGCCTCTTGATCTTCATTAAGGTCATTGTCGCGGAATGACAAGTTAAACCACTTAATTGACGCTGAGGTAAGCCGCGCATGTAATGAAGACGCTAGATTCTGAGCAGCCATAATAGCCGTAGCGTCATATACCCACGGCCTACGCCATTCGATAGAGTTTTCGCTTTTCTCGTCTTTAAAAAAGCGCCCACGGTAAGGGGAAATATATCGCTCTATCCAATCCCAAGTGTCTTCAACCTGCGTCCTGCTGGACTCGTTTTTTCTAAAACGTGAAATAATGTCTTGTGCGTTCATGTGCCTTTTCTCACTTCTTCTGATAATGGGGTTATGCCACCAACCCCTGTTTTAAGGGGGTGTTCTAAGCCGCGACTCTCCCAATAATCCCAAGAGGCCTTAAGCATTCGCTCTTTTTCATCGTCACGCTTTAAGCTAGTGTTATCAGCGCCAGTACAGCGTTTTACAATAAAGCTCATCAGCTCATGCTCCGCTTAACTTTAGGGATATTTTTCATGCGAGTGGCGGTATTAGAGTTCAATACTTGCTGCCCCATTGTTTCGTCCCATGTGGTGCAGAGATAACGCCAAGCATCAGCGCCATGTGAAAACTCGTCATGCACTGGGGACTCTAAAAACTGCCCAGTACGGGGGTCATATTTCTTGCGATAATTTTCGAGGCAATCAATACCGCGCTCACAAGCACTTTGATCGAAATAGCATTGAGACAGTAAAGCCCTGCCAGCACCGATACCGTCAGCAACAGTCAATCGAGGCGCTACCAGCACCTCAAAGCCTAAGGATTCGGTAATTTCTAAGCGGGTTTTGCCTGAGGTATATTCACGAATGTTTATATCCCACGGCATAATGAGCTGAGCAAACACATAACCGTAGCGGCTAATCTCAGCCAGAATGTCTATCAGGCTCGTATTCGTAAATTCTTCATAACGGATTACTCTGATCTCATTCCTAAAGCACTGGAAAAACCAAATAGCGGTGTAATCATCTAAGCCCAGATCGAAGGCGCAAAATACGGGTAACGTAGCCTCTTGAGGCACATTACGAATATGACCCTTATCTTTAATCTTGCCCATCTCATAGGCGTAATAAGCGCCCCTGATAGCCGCTGCCCAATCACAAAGAAATTCCTGCCTAAATTCTTCCTCAGGCATATTCTCTCTTGCAGATTCAAGCTCGTCAGGGTCAACCACCCCAGTTTCATCAGCACGATAAGTCGCAGCTAACCATTCAGGGTGTCCCTGCTTTTGCTTCTCAACCGCTTGCTGGTAAATCTCAAAGAAGTGATTTTTGCCACATGGCGTCCCCAAAAATAAAGCGCGCCCCTTTCTGTCAGCCAAACTTGGCCTACATACCTCAGTCCAAATAGAGACTGGTTGTAAGCCAAACTCGTCAAAACAAATACAGTCGAAATATAACCCCCTGAGGCTATCAGGGTGATCACTACCAAATAACTGAATCCTAGCAATGTTGGTTTTACCATTAAGCTTACCCAGTGGAATATCAATTCTCAGCTCACTCTCATAAGCCTTTACGTTTGGTATGCCCTCTGTGTACTGCTTGGCATAATCCCATGCAACCGCCTTAGCCTGCTTGTAATAGGGTGCGATATAAGCAACGCGAGGGTTAGGGAGCTTGCAAGTCAAAGCCTCATCAATCAGCTCATTAATAGCGCATACCGTTTTGCCAAAGCGTCTGTGTATTGCCAGCACTGTGAACCGCTTCATATTCTGGTGTATGCGCGTCTGTAGCTCTCTAGGCTCATAGCCTGTCTCGATAGTGATAACCTTAGCGTTTACGTCTTCAAACATGCGAGAGAGCCTTGTGTGAGCTTGTAGGGGGGATAGCTGGGGATAAGGTGTGTGCGGGGGATAGTGTTGGTGAAATCAAAAAAATTACACACGACTTAGTAGACGTAGACGGTCGCGCGGATTTTTGCCCCACCCCCCCTCGCCTGTCATGCGAGTGCATTTTCCCCTGAATGCGGGTGAATGGGAGGCGGCAAGGCCTCAAGAGTCCAGCTGTGTCCGTCATTGGTTAGGCTCAATGTCAGAGACTACGCGGGGTGCAGCGGTGTCGCCTCTGTCTATACCAGTGGACACGTTAACCACTGTGACGCCTCCGCCCTGTTTCGCATCATTATCGCGCCAACCGTGCTTATTCTTTTGATACCAGATAGCCGCTACCATGTTGCCCTTTTTGATCTGTTCTCGTACGAGGTCAACAATCTCCATCTCATCACGCGCTCTACCATTAGTCACAGCAGCTTTAAGCCTCACACTATTCTTAATAGCAACATTCAGCTCGGCTTCACTCACTCCAAATTGATAAGCCACATAAGAAGCGCTTGCCCCTATAGCTACCATGTCTTCTATCCCGTCGAGGTCGGCGGCAGTCAGCGGTAACTCATACCCATCGATAGTTTTCAATACAGGTAGCTTTTGCTTCATAGGCTGCTTAAGCGGCTTACTAATAGCTTTACCTTTAGCGGGTGCTTTATTCTTTGAACCAATAGGACGCGACATAATTAAACCTATGCTTAATTAAAAGAGGCTTAAATTATGATCATCTAAGATAGGGGTAAAACTTGCTTTATATGGATATTGGAAAGGCTGGAAACAGGTATATTTTAAGTGCTGGCATCTAAAGCGGAATTAAAACAAAATCAATAACTTATTTAGTTTTTATTGGTTTAAGTCTGTCTCTTGAAAGGGGGATTCTTAAGGGGGGAAACTGAAACAGCTTTTAAACACATTAGCCGCATAATAATAGCTGTCAAGTGATAAATATGCTCATACTGTCAATTAGTATCAAATGAGTTATAAATTAAATAATTATTATAAACTCTTGACCTCCGCACACGGACGTATATTATAGCGTTTTGGTTCACAATTAATGAGGCATTACAGCATGAACAATTTACAAGCATTTCCAAACAATAAAACGCAAGCAATGAAAGAAGCAGCAGCACATTACGACAAGATTAAAACTTGCACCTATAAGCAGCGTTTAACACTTCGCATTCATGCGGTGCAATATCAAAGACAGCCCCATATAAACCTAATAGCCGCTTAACAGCGGTTTCTCTGTTTAAAGAGGCATTGATCATGATTACATTTAAACCGACGCATAAAAGCTATAAACCTGCCTCAAAAGGATTGATAGGCAGCCAACAACAGCTTTTAACGTGTTTGAACACAAGTGAGACTGTACAAGCTGAGAACGCGCACATTAAAGGAAAGCGCGCTAAAAAGCTTGTAACTCGCTTTTATTCGATGAAATCAACAGAAACAAATAAACTTGACGGACACGCACCGCGCATTCTATTAACTGACTGCTTCACTAAGGTTCAGGAATCGACGCGCCTAAAAGTTAAGTCTAAGGGCAGCAAAGACCCACACGCGTGGCTAGTGGGCAGTGTTGAGGGCTTTATAGGCCATAAAGATGATTCAGCACATGAAAAGCTAATCAATACCATGATAAAGCAAGGTGCTGTGTATATTGGCTACAACCCATACATTACTGACGATTTTGTGATATTAGGCGCTAATGTTTGGCCTGATAACGTGGCGAACCTTGCTACCCTTAAAAACTTCACCAAAACCAACCGCTTTAAGGCTGCTTATGCTTTTGAGCATGGCATTCTAGCAATTATATAAAACCGTAAAAAAAAGGCATTACATCATGTACACAGCAATAGAGATATTTGAAAGCTTGATCAATGGGCAAGCAAGGCAAGCCACTGAGCGACTAAAAGAAAGCAATCACAGCTTGTATAGCTTGGTCGACGATTTAAAAAATAACGGCTATAGCGATAGCCAAATATTAAGCGAAGTTAAAAAATTAAGGGTTTAAGCATGGGCGTTTTATTAGGCAATTTATACCAAAATGAGCTGGAATTAACAGAGGCGCAAAAGGAGCAACTATACGACCTTTTAAGCGGCTACTTAAGGCAGCCAAACAAAGCAAAGCTTACACGATTGCTTGATCTGCCTTTATCAATATGGGCAAGCCGTCTACATAATTGGCAGTTAGACCGCATAGAATTCAAAGATGATCGCGCTTGTTATTTTGCTGGGCAAGATTACCCGCATGAATTAAGCCAAATCAAAAAACAATTGCTTAGATAAATTAAAGCCTCCTTTAATAAGGGGGCTTTGCTGTATTTAATCAATTAAAGAGGCATTAAAAAATGGGCATTATTTCAATATTAACAGAGGCACAAAAAGAGGCCTTATATCTAGACTACGTTAACAATTTTTTAACAGTGGCGCGCTTTGCTGAATACTATGAAATAAACATAGACCTAGCAGAGAGCTTTATTATTAACATGAGAAAAGAGGCTTAAAAAATGAGCAAAGCAAGTGAGCAAGATTTAGCAATAAAAACATACTTATTATCCAGCATTGACGGTGTTGGGTATGGGGAAAGCCCTATTACAACAAAAGAAAAAGCGGATTTTGTGAAGCGTATTTTTGAAAGTGAATACGGTTTTTATATTAAGCGATACGGCTATCAAAGGGCTGTAAGTGAGTGGCTGCGCGGATTGCCTAGCGCTGTATATGTTGAGTACAGAAATCATGTGATTTTACAGCATGGAGTCGAGTGGGGCTTTCTATCTGCTGAATTTACAGAAAGAGAAGGTGATAAGTTTCTTGATAAATGGTTCAACATGGTAGCGGCTAAATTATGTCAGCTCATGGAATGGACAACAATTCCAAAAGAATTGCGCAATATTTAAACAAATTAAAGCCCATTCATTGAGTGGGTTTTGATGTGTTTAGCTATTGCTGGCATAAAAGCGCCTATTAACAAGGCATTCAAATTCAAAAGAGGCATTACTCAATGAGACAAATACACTGGAGCTCAGATTTAAAAGAAACGACTAACCAAGCTACAAATAAGACCCGCTATTATATTTTAAATGGTGGCGCATGGCTTAGAGTTAGCCCTACAGTTTACCTTTCGCGTGAATTAGACGCCAAAACCACGCGCAATGTACTAACAAGGGTAAAAAATGGGCGCATTGAACAATACAAAACAATCGCTGGCGTTTACTTAACAAAACATTAAAAGAGGCATTACTCAATGAATAATCCATACGATAATAGAACAACATTAAGCAAAGACTCAAAAACCCAGCTTAAGCATTTAATCAAACAAGCTGAGCAACATTTAGCAGAGAAATTATTTTCTTATGATGGTGTAAACGCTCGTTTAACAATGCGCTCAGGCTCAATGAAAATTACTTGTAACAATAATCAGGACGCAATCGAGGGTTTAATAACAAAGCTGAAAAAAGGCCTAAACCATAAAGCAGGCACATATCAAGTTAAACCCTTAAGCATATTGGCTACCACTCAATTTAAAATTGCTATAAAAGAATTTATCGCTGATAAAGAGTATGACAACGCTATACAATACGCTTTGCTAAAAAATAAGCTTAATGATCTGCTGATGGCTGACTATTTAACGTCAGAACAACGCCAGCACATTAATACATTAACAAACCAACAATTACTTAAAGAGGCATAAACACATGAAAGATATTATCAGCTCTATAGCATACGTTTTACTGGTCGCATCATACTGGGCAGCAGGGGGCTTTTATTGCATAGGCTTATATGCCACCGCAAAATATGAAAGTGTAGGTTTATTTCTATTCACGTTATGCGTCCCTCTGTTTGGGCAGCTATACGGTGCGTGGGTAGGTTTTAAATTTGTTTTCCTATAACAAGGCATAGAAAAATGAGCATAGAAGTAACAAAATTCTCAGTCAGTGAGCTTCGCAAAATGGAGCAAGGCGACACAAGGTTATTTAAAATAAAAAGCATAGCCCCACAACAACTCATAGGTAAAACAGCAAGGAGGGAGCAAGGGAAGGTATTAACAGAGCTTGTAATGTTGACGCGTAAATCGTTCGATACTGAAAAGCATGTGCTAGTTGAATGCCTTGAGCCATTAGTATCCAAACAAGCTGGCGTTAAATCTGACTAACAAAGCAACGCCAGCAAACAAAGCAGCCCCTTAAATGGGGCTTTTTTGTGCCTGTAATAAACGTATTTTTAGCTTATCCGATAACCACTATGCAATATCGGACAACTATTTTTAGCGGTTTATGGTAGTAACAATGCTGTCAAACCAGATCAAATAAAAAAACTAATAGGTTTGGTTTGACCTAATAACAAAGCTTTCAATCAAAACGGTTTAGCCATATCATACCCATATCGAGCGATTAACAAGGCCTCTGCCCTATTGTGATCTTTAGCTCTATTCAATCTGCTAGTGCCATAGAATCCGCGCGCATAAGCTAAAGCGATTGACTTATCTTTCTTAAGTAAGTTATGGTGCTTCTTCCAAACCTGAGGCATAACAAGGCTTACAGGCAATTTCAATGCTGTTAATACACCCACCACACCACCATAAGACTGCCCAAGTTTAAAGCTGGCGATACTTCCATTGGTGTGCATAGGGTGTACCGCCTCAACAAAACATGTAGCTATTTCAGGCAGATATTCTTCAAGCAGAGTAACAAGGCTTACAAAATCTATACTCCTTCTTTTCTTGCCATTAGTTACCTTAAGCTCAGCAGGTATATCAAGCACAATATAATCGCTGGGGTCATGCTGATTAATAAACGCAATTGCCCCTGTCACACCTACATCAATACCCACTATCCATTTACAATCAATTTCTCTTATCAAACTCTGACACCTCCCTATAAACAGTGCTATCTACGTCATATTGCAAAGTCGCGCAGCCTATTCTCCCTACTTCTTTGAACCTAATCTTTTGTATGTGTATTTCAACGTGGTTCGATAGGCCTTTACGGTGGACAGTCACACAGCAATCTGCCTTATTTCTGAAATTTGCTGAGCCGCTAATATCATAAGCAGTAGGCGGTGGGTACTGCCCTGTCTTATCGTCTTTTCTAAGCTTAGTTGGGTGCGCTACTATCCAAACATGAATGTTATGAAGCCTAGCGAACTGCCTTATCTTCATTAAAGCTGAGCTGATATATTCAGTCTCAGATAATGTAGGCGGTCGCTTATGCTCGATCTCATTCCACGGGTCTACGACTAAACCGTTAATGCCAAACCTATAAACCAGCACTTTAGCTTTATCTAAAATACCCTCAAGTGACCAATCATCTTCAAGTTCAGGCAATATCCACTCAAAATGGTCTTGTAAAATACCCATGCCAGTATCAATGTCTGATTTAGAGATATTATTAAACGAGGTTTCAGTGAGCTTTTCTAACAAGCCTGCTGCATGACGAGATAAAGGCTGACTTTCTGGTGAGAAGACGCCAAAGCGCCAGCCGTAATTCTTCATTATGTTAATCATTAAGCAATCAAGCCAGTTAGACTTACCATTGTTAGGTATGCCAGT